GTATAGGATAATGATTTTATAAACCCAAACTGACCTTTTTTTCTACTACCGATATGAGCCATATAGAGTTCTGTAAATGGTGGTTGCATTCTTATCTGTGAATCTTTATCTTCTACAAGTTTAGCTACGTCACCTATACCCACTTTTTTAAACTCGTGTTGATAATTAGGATAAGCCAATGATGTAAGATAGTCAATTTTTTCATACATAGCATTAAATTCCAATTCATTGTTTGGATACACTCGTAGATTAAAACTCAAGTCTCTTTCGGCTCTTTCATACATATAAACAGGTTCACTTCTACCAATGTAATTAGTTGGGGTCCAAGTTGGACTAACGTTTTCTACTATACCCGTAACAAATCCTCTAAAGTATAAGAATTTACCACCTTTTCTTAAATCTTTTATCTTGACATAAAAGTCTCCCTTTACGAATGGTTTTATATCCAATAAGTCGGATTTATCGTCAGGTGTGGGGATTTGGCTATTTACTTTATCAGTATAACCTCGCCCAAAATCAGTATGTCTACCCTCACCACTTAAATCAATAAATGGTGTTTTTCTTAAAACTGGTAATTGAGCAACATTTGCTAATTTTTTTATCACACCCTCTTTTAATTTTTGAAGTCCTTTTTGTACAAATGTAGGTTGATCTGTTGATACTTTAAGATTTTGTAGTTGTTCAATTCCAGCTGTCCTATCACCAAGATTTTTAAAGAAGTATATGCCGTTCCCCAGTCCTGCTGAATACTCTACTGTCAATGGTTTTCTTAAACTACCAACAATACCACCTAAATCTTGAAAATAATCATTAGTAACATTTAAAAATCCTGTATTACCTTGAATTGGATTTGCAAATGGTCGTTTTAAAATGGTATCAGTTCTAAATGGTTGAATAGAATTTCCAATTAACATATTTGTAACATTTTCATTAAAAATACTTTGTTTTCCAGCTTCACTTTCATAAAATTTAAATAATCTTGAAGTATCATCAAGTGCTCTATGTAATGGCAAAGTATCTCTATTGGTTAATGTCGCATATCTATCTGAACCAATTGGTTGTACTATATAGGGTTCGTCTCCGCGGTCAAATCCTCTGAAATTCTTTAATTTACCTGATCTATATCTGTTGATATCAAGTAATGTCTTATCACCCATACCTGCACGATTTATGTAAATAGTGCCGGCATTTCCGTTTGGTGTACTATCCCACCAATTTTCGCTTGATGCTCTTATTACTATATCTTTTCTATCTATAACAGCACTATGATTAACATTATAAAGTGTTTCAAGTATTAAATCACCTTGACCTAATCGATTGTTTATACCTAATTTTAAAAACTCATCACCTGTCCGAAGTTTTTTTCTCTCATCAATGGGATTTAATGATATTTGACTTGAGTTATTTTGCTCTGCAGTAACCTTACCTGAATATCCTGATTGTGGTCCTATTCTTTCAGCATCGTAATAAGAATTGAATTCAATAATTGGTGTTTCTTGTGTTAAATTACTTGGAAATGTTCTTGCTGCATCAAACCCAATTTTTTTCAAATCATCCAATTGAGAATGGTTATCTGGATGTGGTTTATCTACTTCTTTTTGACCAGACTTTTTAATAATTAAATCCCCATGTCTACCCCTAGATTCTAATGTAGGCGACATTGATTGATTATCAGGTCCTAACAATGGAACATTCGGTAAAAAGTCTAACAGAGAATGTTCTTCTGAATGTGGTGGCGTTGAAGGTCTTTCATTTGTTAATCCACCATGTATGCCCTGATTACTTCTCCCACCGTATCCCTCATAATGTGTGTGGGGATTTCTAGAAGCATCTTGATGTGTAGTATTATCTCTTATATTACTAAATCCGTTAATCTCTGCTTCCGATACAACGTTTTCACTCAAGTCATTAAATACTGATTTTAAATTTTCTAATCCCATTAGTATTTACTCCCGGCAGTTCCAAGTTGAGTTCCACCAAATTCTTCTCCGTGATATGTTCCAAGAGCATATATATCTCTTCCTCTGATTACGGTCTCGGTTCTTACGTTAACATTACTAGTACCTGCAGATAGACCAGCTGGTGAGATACCACCCATAGCCATACCGGTATTCATACGATTTGTTGATGCCATTACTGAATTTCTTGGGTTTGGTGATTTAGCTGCTCCGCCACCACCTGCAACAGACCATTGATTACTTTCTTTTGCAAAATTACTCAATCCACCAAATAAACCCCCACCAGCAGTTGTTCCCATCCCCATCATATCAAGAAATGGATCTAATTTATTCAATATAAAAGATATGCCATTAAAAACAATATTTATTATGTCAATAACAGGTCTAAAAAATCCAATCGTACTTCTTAAAAGTTTACCAATACTCATCAATCCAGGTCCAAGAGCATTAACTAATTCAGCACTAACGGCTTTCAATTCATTCATCATCAAAGTAAATTGAGATAAACCCTCTTTTCCTAATAAATCTCTAAAACCTTTAGCTTTAATTCCTACCTGCTCGGTTTGACCAACTAATTTTGACATATCAGCAACACTCATACTTATAGAATCGGCAATTGCTTTTCTTTGGATTTCATTAAGTTTATTAAACTGAGCTTCTGATCCTACTTGTTTAACAACCTCTTTCATCATACCAACCTTATCACCAGCTAATGATAATTCACGAGCTCTCTGAAAATTTAATTGTCTACCAATCAAAACAGATGCCTCTACTTCTTTTGTTATAGAGGTTTCAAAATCTAATAATGATTCAGAAACTTTACCAACTGAATCTAAATTTATTCCAAGTTTTCTCGCCTGAACAGCTGCCTCCATAATATTATTACCACCGTCTTTTGTGAATAAAGCAATTGTTTCAGCTGAACCTGCAATATCTTTAAGAACTTGTTGTGGAGCGACTTGATTTTGTCTTGCTAGTTGAAAAGCACCTTCCGCGAATCGTTCTGCCTGTACGGCAGACAAATTAGCAGTTTGCATCAATACACCAAAAAGATTTGCACTCTCATCGGCAGAAAGACCAGTAGCTTTGGCGGTATCAAATACCTTTGCTGACATTTCAGCAGCTGCATCTAAACCAATTCCAAAATTAGATGCCAAAACATTAGTTATACCGGCAACCTCTTCTATACTACCACCGAGTCGTGTTGCCTCTACACTTGAACTTAATAAACTTTTGTTAAAGTCACTTCCCAATTCAGTTAAACTACCGAATTGTTTTCCTATGGCATCTATCTGTCCAGCAAATTGTTGAGCAATTTGATATAATACAGCATATATACCAGCTGCTTTAGCACTAAGTTTACTAAATTTACCCATATCAGCAGCAGATTTAGCTCCAGCTACTGCAGTTGATTTCTGTGTCCCAAGTAATTTCTTACCAGCTTCAATAGCTTTATCTTTTACACTTCCCTTTAAACCCTCAATGGCATTAATTTTTTCTGATACTTGTCCTTCTTCTAATAACCCATCTTTTATTTGGTCATTGATTGACAATAAAGATAATTTTTGTGTTTCATTAGTTTTGCCACTATTTAAAATTATATCTGCATTATCTCTAGCATCAGTATTTAATTGATTTTGTAAATTAGAATGTTCTTTTGTTGATTTTAATTGAATAGCACCAGCAAGATTTCCTTTTACTAAATTTGCTATTCTACTTGAAAATGATTTATCTAATGCCGCTTCACTTTTTTCAACATCACTTGATAGTTTAGCATATATTTTAGCAGACTTTACGCTGTCATCAATAGCTTTGGTTCTTGATTGAGTCTCAGCAGCAATCTTTTTTTCTAATCGTTCAACCTCTGCTAATTGTTTTACCTGATAACTTAAACCCTTTTCAACTCGTCTATTATATTCAGCTCTTGCATCAGCAAGTTGTTTTTCTAATGATATGTCTTCTTTTTGTGCCATTAATATCTCAGTTAATTATGTATTAATAAATATCAAAAAGAAAGTTATTTTGGATTAAATCTACGAGGAATGGTCGGTTGAGGTTTTGGTTGTGACTTATCGATATGCTCTTTTTCTTTTTTCTTAAAATCCATAAACTCTCTTAGATAAAAGTTTTTCAAATGAACTGGCATGTTATAGACATCACCAAACGTAAAGCCAGGTGCGCTATATATAAAATAAAATATACTTTGATGTATGTCTAATTTACTAGACGGATCGAGGCCAAAAAAACGCAACAGTAAGCGGAATTGACACGCTAACTGTTTCACCTCCTATTTCAATTTCTGATGTCAAGTCAATATCAGGAGAAATTTCTTGAATGTAATTTCTCAATGCTATAGAATCCCTTGCGAGTAAATTCTGTGCAAATTCAGTAATGGTTTCAGGTTTTGAATCACCATCAACTTCAGTAATCGTATATCGCAATCTTGTCGTGATGTCTGTAGAATACCCATACTTAGCAGATTGTTTTAAATCCTTTTCAATCAATGCTTCTTCTACACCAGTTAATAATTTAAATTTAATTTTATTCTTACCAATATCAGTAGTATAGTCGAATGAATTATCTGTATAATCAACATCTTCAGACATTCCTTTAAACGGACATTCTGTAAGATCAAATGTATGTTCTACTTTTTGTTCAGGATCATTTGGATTAGTGACTTCAACCGTATACTCAGGACCATAAGCCAATATACGAGCCGCAACCAATACGGCATTCTTATCACCCAAGACTAAATCTTCCTGTTTAACTCCCTTTGTGACAATTAAACTATCTAGCAATTTATCAATAACAACACCTTTTTTAATGAGATTTTCAGACATCAATATATCTTCTTCTCGTGTTGTCATGTATTTTAATTCAAGTTTACCTGATGATAGTGGTGAGTCTTTTATATATACTTTTCCACCAGATGGTAAATCAATAACTTCCGTAGGGAACTTATGTTCTGACATTATAACTCCTTGATGTTAAAACTATTTAGAATTCAAGTATAGCGTAATCGTACCTTAACGTTAGTGTGATTTCAACTGGCTCTGAAGCACTAAAGTCTAAATCACCAAACGCAGCATCTTGAATGTAAGTACCATATAGTGTCCATTTTTCAACAATGTCACCAACAGGTCCTAATACTTGAAACGTAATGTTTTTCTTGTAAAAATCTTGATACCCATCACGACCAGTAGCACTTTCATGATGAAGTCTTATCCATTCCATTACGGCAGAAGAAGCAGATGGTACAATCGGGTCATACAAAGTAATCTGTAGTGTTTGCCAACGACCTTTACCCTTGACATACTTGGTAATATTCATATGTTCCAATACTACTTCGTCAAAAGTAATCTGTGGTCTTTGTGCTGTTTTGATTGTAAAAGCCGGGATACCTGCAATTTCCATGATAAACCTATTTTTTAACTTCGGTTCATATGGTGTGTAAAATATCTTATTCGCTTCTAATAGTTCTGCCATGTTTTGTCTCCTATGATAATAAATATCACTTTATAAAAAATTATTCAGGAAAAGCTGCACCCGTTGGTTGAACAACAAAGTCCAACACAATAAATTCAGCAGCTCTTGCTGGTTGTAAGAATACCTGACCAACCAACATATTT